ATGGGCTACAGTAGCTCCAAAAGCTTGCTCTGCAAATGCTGATAAACCTAGCATGGTAGTTACCTACCTCGCTACGTTTGGCATATCATTACTTGAAACTATTGGAAACTCAGCCCATGCCATATAAACATACTTCTGTCCATTGGTATTCAATGATGACAAAGTATTTCTCATTTTAAATCCTTGTGCTGTAAAATCTATAAGTGCACCTGTACTTGAAGCGGCAGTTGTATCTGCAACCAAAAATCTAGTTGATGCATTATATGGTGGAGTATCAGTTATAGGAGTTTTCATTATCCAACCCTCACTATCTAACGCCTTAATTACCAAAAATTTTGGTGAAAATCCTGTATAAACATATACACCGCTACTAGACCCACTACTTCCATTAGCTCCAGTTCCTGTATAACTTGCAAATTTTGAATAACCAAATTTTTCTGTAAAACAGTAGGCTATAAAATCATCAGTATTATTAACGTTTGCGTTATTGCCAAGAGTGATATTTACTGAATCAGGTGCGGTATCATACCAAGCACCATTGCTGTCAACTTTAGCACCAGTAGTATTTAGAACCAAATAATAATCTTCAGAAGCTGTTGCATCAAGAGTTCTATGATACACATACCAATCGTTCACAGAATCTAAATTTTTAACAAATATAGCGTGTGGTGCAGCATCCAAGCCATGGGCTAATTTTGCACCAGCAGTATTATTTCCAGTATATTTTAATATTGAAAAACCTGATGTCTGATTAAAGGAATAAGCTGAAGGAGTTATAGTCGTTGAACCATTCGTTGCTATTCCTGTAGTCGTTCCTGCTTTCCAATTCCAAGAAGCCATCGAATCTCCAGATTGATTCCAGGTACCATCAGTTCCTAGAGTAAATCCATCAGAATCAAAAGACTTTAAACCTTGTGCGTAAGTAGTTTCTATTGCGGTTCTATCTGGAAATACAGTTTTAGTTGCTCCTCTAGCTGAATCTGTTATAACATGGTAACCAGCCTGATCCCTATCTTTGGTCCAGTTCATATCAGGTTGAAATCCAACACCTGTAATAACTAGTTCTGAACTTGTTCCTTCAAAAAGGTTGGTATTAAAAAAATCACTTGGTTGAAATGAAATATATTCTGCCATAATTATCCTGCGTAAGCCTTAATATTTTTTGTGCAAACTGCATAAAAACCTGTAGGTGGGTCATATTTAAAAGTCCCTATTCCTGCATCATCTGCATAAGTTGTTCCTGTTAAAGCTGTTGTTCCAAAAACTCCATTTAAATTTGGAGTAGTGACTATTGTAAAACCACCATCACCATCTACTAATGTACCATATGCACCTGTACCTGTTGCACCTGATGTTGGGTCTCCTGAATTCATCCATGATCCATTTTTTCCTGCCCATATTTTTCCATTATCTAAATCTAGAGCCTGCATAACGTAATCTCCTGTTGTAGAAGTAAGATAAGGTGTTGTGTTAGTAGAACCTTGGCTATTAGTTCCACCATTAGCTGCATGATAACCATATGAATAAGAACCACAGCCAACACAAGCATCAGAAGGCATATCCCAATTTGTATTTGTCACTCCAAAATATGTTGCATTATTAGTTGCAACTATTAAATTTTCCCAGTACCACTTTCCTGTATTCATAGCCAATGTTCCTAAAGGTGAAGATACATAACCTTCAGTATTACCAGATTGTTTTATTGTAACATTTCCATTCAGATAAGATTCAAGGCTGCCATATCCATGCCAACCACCTATAAGAGGATTCATCACACAAAAATTATTTGAAGGATTATCGTTTGTTGGTGTTAAAGTTCCGTATGTTGTAAAATCTGTAAAAGCATTAGAAGAACTGTCTAAATCTAAATTACTTCTGTCTTCCATCTTTAAATAAAATCCATTTGTACCTGGAGTTCCATAAGCTGCGGTTTTAATCTTCCATATTCCTGAAGTTGAGTCTGTTTCACCAAACTCTGTAGGTGCTAATGCTGCACCATCTACGAATTGAACATGGCTCATACAACCATCAAAATAATTACTTCCGTTTCCTTTTTCACCTATATTACATTGGTCGCCAGATTGATTACCTCTACTAGTTTGACTAGATGTTGGATTTGAATCAGTTGCAAAAGAAGTTTCTTCCACTCCATTAATATAGAGTTTCATTCTATCTCCAGCAGTTACATTAGCTGAATCATAAACTGCTACAACGTGCATCCAAGCTGAAGGGTCTCTAAATAATCTATTAGTAGTTAATTGTCCACCAGGACTACCAGCGACTTGATTTAAAAAAGTTAATTTATCATCAGTTCCAAACTGAAGTTCAGTCCAATAGCTTACATCAGAATAAAATCCACTCAGATTTTGAGTGGTACTTATATTACCTCTTTTAAACCATATGGATAATGTCCATTTCAAACTGTCACCTGTTGTAAAAACTCTTTCTATATATGTAGTTGCCATAATAAAATCCTAGTTAAATTGTCCTCCACCTGTTGCTCCAAAGCTAGATGTTAAAGTAAATTCTCTATCAGCCGTCTGAGCCTGTGCATCCGTAGCTCTGAGCGTAAATGTATATGTGGTTGCATCTTCACTTGAGCCACCAAAATCTGAAGTAGTTATAACACCTGTTGAAGAATTAAGCGAGCAATTTGCAAGCGATGCATTTGTCAATACATCTGTGGTTTCTGTATAAGCTACTGTATCTCCCGTTGCTGCTACGGTTGCCACAGTTCCTGAAAAATCTCCTGCTACAGTCCCTAAATCACCACTCGCTGTAGTCCAAACTGGGACATCAGATATGGTAAGAACCGCCGTAGTGCTTCTAACCGCGAGTCCCGTATTTAATTCTACTCTTATAAAATAAGTTCCGTCGGTTCCTAAGGTACACCCAGCTGTTAGTTGTGTTGTTGAATCTCTAACTACCGAACTTGCAGCAGTAATAACTCCTGTTGAAGCTTGAAATTCTACAGCAGGTATTCCACTTGAACCAAAATTAGTTCCTGTAATTACCAGGGATGTTAAATCATTGGTCGCTACACTTGGAGCGACCGAAGTAAACGTAGGGAAGGTTGCACCTACAGAATCAGCATAAGCCTTAATGCTTTGTTGTGTTGCTAGTGCTGTTGCACTATTTGAACCCATAGCATCTTCATCAAGACAATCTGAAATATTTGGAGTTGTTGGAAAATCCAGATTTTGTGAATTTAAATCTAGGTCACCGCCTAATTGAGGAGAGGTATCATCTACAACAGCGGCTAGTTTCGTATCTGCGTATGCCTTGATTGATTGTTGTGTCGCTAATTTAGTTGCACTATCTGAAGACATGCTATCTTCATCAAGACAATCTGAAATATTTGAAGTTGTTGGAAAATCCAAATTTTGTGAATTTAAATCTAAATCTCCGCCAAGTTGAGGACTCGTATCATCTACAAGACTACTAAAGCCTCCTACCTGATTCCCACTTCCATCTAAATAAACTGCTTTTTCTGAGGGCAGCGTACAAAAAATTTCTTTTGAACCTGCAGCGAAATCTACTGCTGAATCAGAATTGGAACTTTCCAAAACTGTAGTTCGGGTTAATGTTGAACTATCACCATTTAATGTTCCTAATCCTACTTCCCATTCATTCGCAGTATTTAAGGAGATGGCATAGTACGTCGTATTACTATTTCCAATCCCAGCAGCAAAAGTTTGAAAACCATCAACCGCTCCTGCAAAAGTCACGGCTCCTGTACCTGTTGTTGCAGTTGTTTCTCTTACCCTATTATTTAATACTAATGCCATATTATGCTACCTGCATAATTATTATGCTACTTGTATAATTGCAGTTGTTGCTGCATCGGCTGGAAATTGAATTGTAAAATCTCCCGAAGTTGCTACTTTAGCTCCACCAAAATCTATAACTAAACAAAGTTTATTGCTCTTGGTAGAATTATAAATAGCGGCTCCTAATGAAGTTAACGTTACATTAGAAAAAACTTCGTTATCAAAATCTACAGTAGCGGTGTTGCTTCCTGGAACACTTACTCCTTGACCATCTAATTCATTTCCTCCTGTCGCATAATTAGTTTCCGAAGAACTTACTTCATTGTCCGTACTATAAACCGTTGATGCTGTTGTATAAGGCGGCCCTAAGGTTGATACATACAAAGCAATTTTAAAGGTATTTCCTCCACTCGCAAAGTTATGCGTTCCTGATAACAGTTCCAATTTAAACGCGTCTGGTATTATATTTGCCATATTTTATTCCTTAATCCTGTGTTGGTGGTGGTGATTTAAGAGGCGTTCGAATAACTCCATCCTGGTATTCGTCCCTGCGTCTTCGACCTTGTTGTTCGATCGCGTACGATTGTAAAGCCTGCTGATATGACTGCTGATAATACTGTACCATATTTTGCGGACCTTTCAAGTATCCATATGCTTCTAGCAAAGAAGCGTACAAAAGTAAATCTTGATATTTGTTGCTTAGATAAGTTGTTGTAGAATCTGATACTGTAATGCTCGATGGCTGTTTAATATAGGCCAAAGTAAGTTCATAAGCTACATCAGGCGTAGGGGCCACGAGCCAATAAATAGCATCCCAATTAGCATAATAGACAGGTAATCCTGACGCTGTTGAAGGCGTATTATAATATTCGGTCATAAAAGAAGTATCCTTTTTCTCTAAATAAACATTTACATTGGGGGTCACATTCGAATTAGTTACTTGAGCAAATCTAATAATTCTTAAATCACTTGGAATTGTTACATACCGATTTCCAATGGTTAGAGTAGAAGTAGCATAGAATCGGTTATCATCATTATCTGCTTCTCTATAAATTCTGTTTTCTGCGTTTTTTGTAATGGTACTACAAATAGCATCGGTTAAAACGGTATCATCAACTTCCGTGTAGCTTCTCATATCTGTTTTTAAATTTGCGAATGTATATGCCATTATGGTCTATCTCCTACGGGTCCCGCGAAAGAAGGAAACCCTCCTGCTGTTGTAGCACTTGTCGCTGCCGAAGCCAAAGAAAAAGTATATTGATTGCTAACGGTCTTGGTTGAAGGTTGTCCTGGATAATTAACCGTAATGTTAATAGGTGTAATACTATAAGATCCAAACACTTTATCTAAATCATTATGAGCCGTTGCCGTACTTGCTTGTGGAGTTAATCCGTAAGTCGGTGCAGACGATCCTCGAGTTAAACCTGTTAAAGTATTGGTAGATTTACCTGTGTACTTAATAACTTCGCTTTGAGTAAAAGTATTTTTTCCTGCTCTCGTTTGAGCTGCGGTAGGTTTAGTTTGAACATAGATATATCCTGAACTTGGAAACGCCGAAGCATCCGTTAAAGC